GCCTATGACTATCTGGTCAATCTCGCCACAAAGCTGAGTGAGGCCAAGTGCCCCAAAACAGGAAGATGGGTTATCGTTCCCCCCTGGTTCACCGGGCAGCTCGTTAAAGATGCCAGGTTCACCAACATAGCCGCCTCTGGAAGCGACGAAGCCCTGAGAAATGGGGTAGTTACCCGTGTGGCCGGCTTCGATGTGCTGGAGTCCCTGAATGTGCCTGTGGTGGTCTCTGAAGGAAAGTCAAACTCTGAGATCCTGGCTGGTCACAGCATGGCCGCCTCTTTCGCAGAGCAGATAAGGAAGACTGAGGCTTACAGGCCGGAAGACTCCTTTAGCGATGCGATAAAGGCCCTTCATCTCTTTGGCGCAAAGGTGACAAGGCCAACGTGCCTGGCTCTCCTGACGGCAAGGGCGGTGGCTTGAATGAGGCTCATATCCCTCATTCTTGCAGCCCTTCTTTGCATGGGCATGGCCGGTGCCGTCAGATCTGAGATAAATGCATCCGAAACCTCATGGGATGGTTCGGCTAATGTTACCTGGTTCGCCCTAAATACGGCCGGTCACTACTTCGACATAGCGGAGGATGGAAGGCAGATACTTATAATCAATACCACTAACGTCATATCTGCTTATGTCCAAAACATAACCATTCCAGCCGGTATATTTTGGCGTGAGGGCCTTGGAGATAAGCTCTTTCAATTGGCTACAAACCAGACCTATATTCTCGGACCTTTTGAGAGTTCTAGGTTTAAGCAGGCCAACGAGTCCCTGTTTATCGACACCAATTCAACGCGTGGCTCTGTTGCCTTGGTACTGTTGCCCCGATGAAGGGCTAATATATTTTTAGGGTGGTGATAAATACGTCCGATTGGATAGGGAATGATGCCGTCCTAATTCAGGGGATAAATACGGCCGATTACATAACCCATGATGATGCAGACGACTATTTTGACACCAGGCTCAATGCTACGGCGTGGACGGCTGCAGGCGTCTCCGATGCAGACAAAGAGAGTGCTCTTCATATGGCCACGCAGGCCATAAACTGCCTAGGCTTGAAGGGCTGGAAGGCCAACCCTGAGACTCAGGTTAATCAATTCCCGAGATATATCCCACTGGCAAGGGGCGGCATTATGGGTGATGGGATAACAGTCCCTCAGGCCGTCATTGATGCGTGCTGCGAGGAAGCCTTAGAGCTCCTGGCAACGGGTGGCAATGTTCGGAGATCTCTGCAAGACCAGGGAGTGACATCCATGAAGATGCTTGATGTCTCTGAGACCTTCGGCACACCTGCCGGGCAGCCAGTCCTTATCTCCAGGATTGCCATGAATCTTATGAGGCCCTTCATAGCTGTAGGGGTTCCGATAGTATGACCAGAAAGAGCCCCGTGCATGATTACCTCAAAAGCGTGGGCCAATATGCTGATCTCTGGAAGCTTTACCTCGGACTGCCAGCCAATCCCCTGGTTCTAACTGATGTCTCACCAGCCGGTAATCATAAGGTGCGGATCTACGTTTGGCCTATCTCGGGGCATACCGACTGTGCCGGAACCGTCCAAGTTAATGCAGAGACTCCTTTGGCCTTTACTGAAGAGGGTTATAAAGACTCCCTGGCAACCTTAACCGCCACGCCAACGGTTAAATGCCTTAATTTGGATTGTGCCGTAAGGGTGGAAGCCATCACTACCAGCAATGCCGTTAAGTGGAAAGGAACTTGGACGAACTTCGCTTGTAAATGGAGCGATAAAACCAAGATGTATCTTTCCAATACAGGAGTTTGGACTCTATCAATTGGCGAAGTGGTAGCGGAGAGCGGTGAGCCCTGGCGTGAGACTGATTATATTATCGGAGATCGCATTAGAAAGTTAGGTGCTGCGCTAGACTACACGATTAAGCGCTGCATTGTCGTTAAAGATCTCGATGAGGTTGAGCTTTACAGGGAGTATATGTTCTGATGGCTCCCACAGGTTCCAGCCTACCATTAGCCTTCGATATTACCCAGATTAATCATGAAAATTTGCCTATGGTAATATCTGCGATGGTGGTACAGAACGCCCAGATAGTGCAGGCATTGGACAGTATCACAAAAAAGCTTGAGGAACATGATGAGTGCTTACAGCTCTTCCGGTTCTCCAAATGCCAATTTATGCCGTGGTTGGGTCGAAATAAATGGCTTATTGGTGTGATATTTACGTGCGGTTCGGTTTGGTTGGCGGCAATCAACTTTAGCATGGATTGGATAACCAGACTGATTCAATGGAATGGACAACTTCCATGAAGGTGAGTTAATGCCCGAGCCCTTCCCGCCTACTCTCCCTCATAAGAAGGCCATGCCCCTGGTCCCCCCTGCCCCGGAAGGTGAGGAAGAGCTGGATCCCTCGTTAAAAGAGTACATCGAGAATGAGGAGATGTGGAAAACTCTTCAGGAGAAGGTTCTAGAGCCCAAAAGAAGAGGGCTTTGGCAATACTTCGTTCTAAGCGTTGGTATGGTCTCATTCGCCTCTGGAGCGGCAAGAACGTCAAGGCAGTTAAAGCTCAAAGATTTTAATGGGAAGTGGCAAGCCGGGCCCGGCTATGCCCGCCGTTATTTTGATGAGAGAGGCGGGCAGCTTATCAAGGATGTCACAGAGACCGACCGGAAGAGGATAAGGGCCTTACTTGTCGAGCATTGGGGAAAGGGTGAGGTTGCCTTTGCCCGAGAGGTAGCTGGTGATGTGCTCCTGGATGCAAAGAGAGCAAAGTTAATTTTTAGGAGTGAGATGCATTCTTGCCATGAAGCTGGAGCCTATGCCATGGGTCACTTTAACGGTGCCCGCTATCGAGTTTATATCAGCAATGGCCACAATGCCTGCCCTAAGTGCCGGGCCATGAATGGAGAGGTTAGGCCCATAGACCAGCCTTTCAGTGATGGCTCTTACTTCCCTCATAAGCATCCCGGCTGTGAATGCACTCAATACATGTTCACCCAAACACCCACAAAGGAGCAGTTGGTGGACTGCAATAAGCTGAGCAAAGAGACCACAAACGAGGACTTTGCCAAACTTGATAAATATGTTAGCATCACTATCCGAGATAAGCCCGAGCTAAACGTGAAGGGCCAACTCATGAAGATCGATCTAGGCAGCCCGGCCCTTCAAGAGAAATTAGCAAAATCGATCTCTGCACTATCATAGATAACTATATATCTCCTTATGCAAGGGACCAAAAAAGCTATTTTCTACTGAATCAGTATGATTCTGCTATGCCTCGGACATCCGTTACGCTTACTGAATCATCCTTGAATCAGGTTGATTCTAAGGCCAAAGAAAGAGGGTTGACACGATCTGACTATATCGCGGCGGCTGTTGAATCAGTTCTCCATGGTGCTGATGCTGATCTGAATCAGATGAAAACAGATCTGAATCAGCTAAAGATGGAGTTGAATCAGTCCAAGGCAGATCTGAATCAGTCTAAACTAGAGGTGATGCAGTCACAGCGAAGCGTATCGAAATTAGAGAATCAGATAGCAGAGAAGGATAAAATTATACAATCGAAAAGCGAAGAGCTGAATCAGCTAGATTCTAAACTGAATCAGGCCCAAACAGAACTCACGAAGCTAGAATCGGCCATGAAAGCTAAGGATAGCGAGGTGTCTTTCCTTCGCGGCCATGTGGCACAACTAAGCCAAAATATAAGCCAGATCTCCGAGAAGCTACCACAACTACCACCAAGCCAGGAAGAGGCCAGGGCGAAACACTGGTGGCGGTTCTGGAGATAGGGAAATTAATATAGGATGTATAATGAAAGAGGACTATGTCAAAACATATTGGAGAACTCCAAGACGTTCCCTTGGATGATGATTGGACCTTGGATGATAAGCGGACCAGTGAAAAATATGCATTATACGTCGATTGGAACGCGTCACCCGAAAAAATCGCTTCGGTGAGACTATCAAATAAAGACGAGGCAGGCAGAGAAATAATTAGACATGAAATCAGGATCGAAGGAGAGAACGGAAGAGTAAATAAAGCACTAGAAGATATCACGAAGGCCCTTAAAGACCTAAAGTCTATGGAGGAAAAAATAGAATCCGAAATGAAGGAAAAAGATGAAAGAGAGCTAAAAAAGAGGAACCTCGACATCCCTGTAACACCGATGTGGAGGAGACCTACAGGGAAAGAACAGACACTAAAAAAACCCATTCTGGAGTACGGGCTGGTAGTCAAAAGATCACTGTATGAACAGAGTATCTTTATAATCGTGAAGGGGACCGAAAAAGAAAATACAAAGGTGATTGAATTTGTTGGGGAAGGTGCTTTAGTATCTGTTAGCAGAGAGAATATTAAGCCCCTTGTAGAAAAATTAACGGCTATTTTACAGTCGCCTTCAATGAGAGAATAGTTAGAACGCTGAGATAACAGCGTTCACATTCACATTTCCGCTGACATAGGTTGCAATCCACCCTGAGATGATAAGGCCATTGAAAGAGCTTCCCAAAATCGTCTCCTTTGGCAACGGTTTGGAGAATATATCTATCCTGCCAAAGAAATAATATCTATCTGCTATTATAATAGAAACGAAACCGAAACGGTATTAGCAGATCAACTAAAGCAAGCATCAAGCATAATTATATCCTTCTCGGATTTATATATTAAATATAGATTTTAATGTGGTACTTATATCCTCATAATGGATTAGGGTTCATAAAGGGCAGTACCTCAGTCATTCTGAACCGTTGCCATTTGTCACGTTCACGATCTTCTTTTATAATAGTGCAATAATCTAAATCGTCAACTTTGGCGATAAGGCGCATAGTTGCTCGGCCATCATTTGGCGTGTGCTCACATCGCAGAGCCGGGTAAAGTGCTTCTGCTTTCTCCATTGCCCTGATTGCATCACGCCGGCTAGGAGCCTGGCCTTCTTTGCCTGCCAGGAAGGTGCGGACATCTGGAGAACCAAAAGCAAAATCTTTCTTTCTATTCTCACCCTTCGCGATGGTCTTTACATGCTCAAAGAGCATCATGGCCCGTAGTTTTATTTTTGTAGAAGCCTGAATTATTCTTTCTGTGGCATTTGCGGCGGGCCTTCGGCTTATGGCCTCTCTGATAGGCTTGAAAGCTTTTTGGATGTAGACATTGAGCAAAATAAGCTTCTGGATAGGGCTTTTCTCATTCTTGATTGTTGTTTGAGCATTTATCAGCAATTCGGCTGAATCCTTCTTGTCTAGTAGCCGCTCCTCTCTGGCAATGTCCAAGATATCATTGAATAAGGCTACAGAGGAGTTATAAAGGGCCTGCAGCTCTGAAAGAGGGATTTCAAGGATAGGATCATCTGGCGGTACAAAATCGGCTTTGGGCGATGTCCCAAAGGTATTTATGCTAGCATTGGCTACATTTAACATACGGTATTCACCTGCACGGTGTTTTCTCCTGTCAGGGTGCTCTAACACCCTGGCCGGAACCTAACTATTTTTCAAACAATTATCCTTAAGGCAGCATAAAGGTATGGGGTCAAGCTTTTAGGTAATCCAACTTGTCCTGTGGCATCTTTGGCCGCGCAACGGCGATTAGGACTTCGTTGCCAGCTAGATCCATGCCTAAGCTTACTCGCCCGAGCTTGTCCACTTTTTTATATAATGTTCGAATGACTTCGCGTTTTTCT